CGCCCGTGCTGAGGACGATGGTGCCCGGGGTCTGGAGCGCGAAGTTCTGCGCCCCGATCATCTTCTTGTCTTCCTGAATCATGAGCTGGTTCAGGGTGTTGACGGTGGCGATGGCGCGAGCGTCCGCGTAGCCCTTCGCCAGAGCGACCGTCGAACGGGTCACGCGACCCGCGACGGAGTACTCTGCGAACGGGGCCTGCATGTCCTGCTCGTCAACGACCACGAGGTTACCGGCATAGTCGAATCCGACCGCCGGGTCAGCCTGTGAGGAGTTGACGTTGAGCAGAGCACGCCAGACCGCGAACTTGGCGCCCATGGAGGCGGGCACACGCCGAACCGCATTGCGGAACGGGGTGTCCACCGGGATGAGCGAGATCCACTGGGACAGGTTGTAGCCGAACAGGCCGGTGGTGTTGAGCACACCAGAGGTCTGAGCCTTCTTGACCTGTTCCAAGGTCTCCTGGGTGATCTGGTCGAAGTCCACGATGTTTCCTTTCGTGTGGGTGATGGGAGGGTTACTGGCCGGCGAGGTGCTGGCGGAGCATGAGCGAGGTCAACTCGCGACCCTTCTGGGCGCGCTTGACCTCGTCCGTGGCATCCTCCATCTCCTTGCGGACCTTGGCGATCTCCGGGGTCTCACTGGGGCTCTGGTTGCGGAGCACCATGTGGCCGCCGTCGATCGGTCGGAGGTTGGCGCCGCCCTGCGGCAGCGCGCTCACTCGTGGCCCACCCGCCGCCGGGAAGTGCCCCACCATCTCGATCTGCTCCCTCAGCTCCTTGACAACCTTCTCGGTGTCCTCGTGAGCTGCCTTGAGCGCCTTCGAGACGGCGGCTTCGACTGCCAGCGTCAGGGGGTCGGGGTTTTCGGGGGTGTCCTGGGCCTTCGCCACGGGGGCGGCTCCGGGAGCCTGCCCAGAGGCGTTGGAGGTCGCTGGCGCCGTGGCACCAGGCTGGGCCGCAGCGGCGGCGTCAGGGGCAGCAGGGGGCGGCGTGGTGCCATCGTCGGCAGGCGTGTCGTCCACTTCTTCTGCGGGCTTCCCAGCGGCCGTGGTGACGAGGTCGTCCGGGTCCACCACGCCGATGAGGTCACCGTTGGCGTTGTAGCAGGCGACCATCGGGTCGTCCTTGGCCTTCTTGACCCGGATCGCGGCCCACGGCAGGAACGCCGACTGGGCGGTGATGCCGAGGTCGGACTTGTCGGACTTGTAGACGCGGAGCAACGGCTCCTCGGGGGTCGTGGGCTCCATGGGCGGCTCCTTGCTCTTGGCAACGGCCTCGTCCACCGCTGGAGCGGCGGGCAGGGAGGCCAGAACGGCGGTGATCTTGTCGCTGGCGTCACGCAACAGCGATTCGTTGGCAGCGGAGAGCACGCGCCCGGCCTTCTTGACGGCCCGCAGCGTGGCGATGGTGTCGCAGGCTTCCCCCAACCCCTCGTGGGCGGTGAGCGCCTTCATGACGTCCTGCGCTACCTCGTCGGCCTCAACCTGTTCGCCCACCGCGAAGGGGGCGAGGATGCCGAGAACCCAGTCAAGGGCTTCCGCGGCACCTTCAAGGTCGTAGGCGTTGTCGGCGTCCGCGCCGTCGCCGTTGCCGGAGGCGACTTCCTGTGCCTCGCGATCCGCGAGCGTCTCCACGGCGATCTTCACCCGCGTGACGATGGCGGTCCACTTGGCGGCGGTGTCGGCGTCGATCTGCTCCCAACCGGGGCTACCAGGGACGGCAGTCTCAGCGGTGGCAGGGTTGCCGACGAGAACCTCTCCGGCGTCCAGGTCCACATCGCCGTCGGCCTTCACGACGGGCTCGGTCGGGGTGTCCACGGGTGGCGCCACTGGCGCCTCGGTACGTGCGCGCATGGGCGTCTCCTGTGATTTGGCGACTTCACCGACCTCCGCGCCGGCGTCATCGAATAGGGATTGCATTGCCTGGCACTTGGCAACAGGCTCCAACTTCTCGGCCATCCTTGGGCCTCCTTTACGAACCCGAGCCGAGGGCCGGGAAGTTGCCGCCCGCGGTGGACTTGGGATCGCGCCGTTTGAGTTCGGCGCAAATCTGGTTGTACATCCACTTCAGATCACCGTAGGTCGTACCGTGGGGCAGGTTGCCCGATGCCGCATATTGCGACAGCCGCCGGCACGCGCTACCGAGATCATGGGCGGAGTTCTTGCTGGTGTCCTTGATGTCGGACGAGAATTTGTCCTTGGCGGCCTGGGTGACACCCTTGTACTTCGGCGCCGGCTTCCTCTCAGCCTTGCGGATGCGTTCGATGGATGCCGGGTCCTGGCGTTCGTCGGCCTTGATGACCACGAACCGCATTCCAGAGGCGGGACCGCTGACGATGTCCACCTCGGGAATCTCGGCGTCGAACATCTCTCGCGCCTTCACAACGCCCTCTTCCTCGGGGTCGATTCCGTCAGTCATGCGTCGTCTCCTATCGGGGCCGGACGTATCCGTCTCTTTGCCCCTCCATCCATCGACCAACCGTCCGCCTTCTGGCTGAGAACCATCTCGAACCCGGGCTCATCGAGCAGCCCGCCCAGCACCCAGTACCCGGACTTGATGACTTGTTCGTTGCCGTCGATGTCCTTGGTCACCCAGTCGGGTGCGCCGTCTGGCCAGATGTAGCTCTCCACGATCTCGGCGTGCCCCTCGACGCCAGCGTGGAACCAGCCCACCCGGCGGTGCTTCCGTACGTAGTCCCACGCCACGCGCTCGAGGTTTTCCTTGCTCATCCACTCTTTGTGGCCGTCTGCCCGGTCGGGGTAGTAGGCGACACCGAGCACGAATCGCTTGGGGTTGTCGGGCGCGGCCAGCCGCTTCTCGACGGCCTCGGGTTCGTTCTCGACGGGAGAGGTCAGGGCGGCCAGCGAGGCCACGATGTTCTGGGCCACTTGCTCAGGCGTAAGCCCCTGAGCGTCGGCCGCCGCCTGGACGTCGCCCAGCGTCAGGTTGGCGTCGTTGTCGTGGTCATCGGTCGGGCTGCCGCCCGCGAGGGCGCATCCGCAGCTAACACACAAGGCCAATCCTCCTGGGAGGCTAAGAGGCGGAGATGTACGGCGGTCCCGCGGTGTTGCCGGGGACGTTCATGTGTCCGACTGATCGCTCGCGCCCGGCTGGTCAGGAAGATCGGCGGGACTGCAACTGCACCGGCATCGCGGATGCTGGGGGGGCTCCGAGACACCGCCGGGGAAGTCCTCACCCAGCGCGATGATCCCCGCGTCCGCGTTCGCCTGGCAGTCGTCGCAGGGATCGGCGGCCACAAGCCACTCAACCCCGGTGACCCCGTTGGCGGCGTAGGTCTGCATCGACGCCTGGGAGGACGCCCGGCAGGCTTCGGTGTCAGCGATCATGTAGGCGCGGGAGGCGTCACCGCCGACGTAATCCCGGAGACCCATGGCGATAGAATCCATCGAGGCACCCGAGGCCACCCCTGCGGCGATCTGAGATCCGATCTGGTCGATGGTGGACGAGGCGAGACCTTGGAGCGTGAACCCGAGGCCCGAGAGCACCGCGTCCAGCCCGGGATCGCTGATCGTCGCCGCGGCGCCGGCCCATCCGGGCGTCCACGCCCCCCAGTCGGTGGATTGCATCGCCGGGGGAAGATTGCCCGCCTGGTTGGCGCTGAGGTTGGTCGGTCCTGCCTTGGCGACCCGCGTGGGGATCTGGGAGGCCGCGATCAGTGCCCCACCCATCCAGGCATCCCTTACTGCTGCAGTAAGGATAGGCTCCAAGGTATCCATATCGAGGTCGGCAGGGGAAGGATGGGCGAGCCACGCACTCCCCGCTGGCAAGCTGTCCGCCAACGCCTTTGCGATCAGCGGGGCGTAATGCCCCACGATCTGCCCCATGAGCGCGTCATGGGGATGCTGGGCCTTGGTCACCCGAAAGGGTTTTCGCGCGTCGCGGCCTCCGCGAAGATCGCGTCCACCTGAGCCCGGGTGGTGGCACCTTCCAGCGCCTTGGTGATGCGTTCCAACACATCATCTGGGATCACCGTCGAGGCGAACGCCCGGAGCGGCTTACCGGCCTTGACCCGGTTGCGGGCGAAGTCACGCCAGCGGGCGAGCTCCTTGGCGACCGCTTCCTCGTCGTCCTCATCCTCGCCTGTCCCGAGGTCGTAGCCCGTCATCCCGGTCTGAGCGGTGACGCCCGCTGTCTCGCTCTTGGCGACGGCCGGAATGGTACTGGACGGCGGTGGGTTCAAGTTCTCGGCCTGCGGGAAGCGTGGTTCGTCAGGATTGAAGGCCGCCACCGTGGCACCCGGAGTGTTCAGCGTCTTGCCGGGAATCAGGCCGGCCACAGCATCGATCGGCTTGACGCCAGTGTCCACCAGGGGAATGCTCTCCACTGGTGCCCCCGTCTCGGGGTCGATCGGGCCAGCGATGGCCAGCATGTTGGCGGCAGGAATCCAGCCACCGTGGGCGGTGATAAGTCCACGGGGCAGGGGTCGCTCATTGTCAACGGGAAGCCCGAACATTTCCGTACGCATGTCGTCAGGGCCGACGGCCGCGTGCTGAATGCCGATCGCCCAGACCTGAGCCTCAGAGACGCGATCCTCCTTCTCGGCGGCGTAGGTGGTCTGCATCTTCACCGGCAGCCCCAGGTCGTTCTGGAGGTAGTCGGTGAAGATGCCGTCGACGTGCTCCGCGAGGGGCCGGTCAGAGACGCGCTCCTGCACATCCATCTGGGTGTCGGCGGTGGCGCGGTTCACGTCCTGGGTGATGCCCACGTCCTCGGGGACCACGCCAAAGGCCGCACACGTCTTGCGGGCCAACCAGAGGTAGGCGTCCTCGTCGAACGCCTGCTGGCGGTTGGCGGTGAACCTGAAGCCCGACGGGACGATGTGAACCTGAACCTTGACCTTCTGGTCCTGCCCGAGCTTGGCGTTGAGCCGATCTTCGAGTTCCTGCTGGGCCGCGGGGTCGGTCATCTCGGACGGAGCCTCACCGAAGCCGCCGGGGATGTTGCCGTCCGTCCAGTAGTCCAACAGCCCCATCGTCATCCGCATGTCGGTGTTGGCGGTGAGCAGCACGTCCTCGATGGGTGCCTGCCCGTAGGGGCTGTCCGGACGCGGCCAGAACGGCTGGTAGATAAGGTCGGTCGCCTGCTGCCAGTCGAAAGGCAGCCCCAGGACGAACTGCACGAAAGCGGGGGCCGGAGGGGTGGGGGTGCGGCCGTCATAGTCCACCAGGGGGGCGATGCTGGTCCCGTCCACCACGTCCAGCGCATAGACGCGACCGCTCACGTCCCGCCGCTTATACAGGCTCCCGGCGTCGTAGGTGAACATGTCCCAGAGGTACTTGGCGATAAATGACTTGTAGGGCGTGATCCCATCTGGCCTGGCGATGGCCGCCCTTCCCGCCTTGATGGCGGAGGTCAGGTCGCCACTCTCCCCGTCGGCGGGTACAATGGACCAGTCGAACGACCGGAAGCTGTCGATGCGCCGCTTGCGACAGATCCGCGCCCAGTCGTACGAGTAGCAGATCTGTCCGATGGTGTCGAAGCTCACCAGCCCGTTCCGGGGCCGAGTGGAGATGTTGAAGCCGGTCTGGTAGTCCCAGGCCCTCGGCTCGCCGCCGTAACTCAGCCACGGTGCCAGCGGCGTCCCCGGTGAGAACGGGCGCTGGTAGCCCATGCCCTGAATGTCCATGCTCGCCTGCGTCGCGGGGTCGGGGCTCTTGCCGGCGTTGGGCACGAAGATGGTCGAGGCAGCCTCCTTGGCCACCCGGGTCACCTGGAAAGGACCGATCTTCACGCTGCCTCCTTGGGCTCGTTACAGAGCGTGCATAGGCCGTCTCGCCAGAGGTGGTGGCCGTTCGGACGTCCGGGGCAGGTGGTCGCCGCCCTAGCCTCGGTCTGAGCGGCCAGGAAGGCGAGGTAGTTCTCGCCAGCCGCCCCACCCGCGAGGTTGAGCCACGAGACGGCCCACACTAGGGCGTCCATGCGCCCCGGGGACCACCCACTCTCAGGGGTCCACGAGATGAGTTCGTCCTCGAGCTTGGCCAACTGCCCGACGTGGTGAACCCGGCCCTGCTCGTACAGGGCGGCCACAGGCTCGGCACGCTGGCGCTTGGACCGGCTGGCGGTGACGATCTCAACCGGGACCGTCTTATCCACGGCCTTGATGGTCTCCACCACCATGAGGCCGCCGTAGTTGCCCTCAGCGACGATCTTGTCGGCGCCGAACTCGCGGTAGGCCGCCACAGCGCGACGTGCCCACTCGGCGGGGGAGGCGGTGACCGTGCGATCCGCGAGCACGTAGCCGTGGCCATCGATGCCCTTGCCGACGACAACGATGCCGCACTCATCGGCGCCCTTGCTGTCGGACCCGCTCGGGTCCACCCCCACCACCAGGCGGCGCATCTCGGGGGGAACCTCGACGCGACCAGTCAAGAGCCTGCCGTCGTCACCCTCACGGTCCCGGAACAGTTCCAGGGTCCACAAGGCGCCCGGCACGTCCTCTAGCAACTCTGCCATCAACTCCTGGCGCCCGATCCGGGTGCCCTCATACGTTCCGATGGTCTGCTGCCGGTACAGCGGGGTCAGGTTGTCAAGGTTGTCGTAGGTCGTCCACGTCACCGTTCGCGTCGTCGGAAGCGAGCGGATCACCCGGGTCAGGGCGTTCTGCTGCGGTGTCGTGGTCACCACCACTCTCGGGTCGGTGCCCTCGCTCATGGTCAGCATGAGCATCGTCCAGGCGGTGTCCTGAGCGTCACCCTTGCGGGCGTCTGTCCAAGCCGCCACCTCATCACACCAGGCGGTGTCATGGCCAGGGCCGCGGAGAGAGGCCGGCACCTCGGCGCTGTAGGTGTGAGCTACGGCGCCGTTCGGCCAGGTCACCTGTGACATCGTCGGATGGTAGACGGGCCGGAAGTCGTCAAAGCTACAGGCGAGGATGCCGCTCGGCCCCTCGACCATGACATCTCGGACGGCCGCTGGCGTCCTTCCAACTAGGGCGATGCTCTTGGCCCGCCCATTCCTGACCCGGTCGTTGATCCACTCGGCGCCGGCCCGCGTCTTCCCTCCCCGCCTGCCGGCGAGGATGTACCAGACCACCCAGACGCCCTCGGGCGGATGCTGGAGGGTTCGCGCGTGCTTCCCGAAGCCGTCGTGGGGCTTGCCGTCGCAGTCGGGGCGGTCGCAGTACCAGCGAGATCGGGCACGGGCGGGAGGATCGAGGGCGTCGGCCTGTAGCGTCCAAAGAGACAAGCGGTTTGCCTCCGTGGGACGGTCCCGGCCGTCGGGGCGGCGCCTACGTCCCTTGCTCCTGGTTCCGATGGTGACAGGTGGGTTACGCCTGGCAGCCGTGCTCCCCGACGGTTGGTCCGGTTCGTATGGCGCCCCCGCGGGGAGTCGAACCAGCGGCCACTCGGTTAAGAGCCGAGCGCTCTGACCTCTGAGCTACGGGTGCCTGGCGCGTGGTGCACCCGGCTGGAGTCGAACCAGCGGCCCACCGGGTAAAGGCCGGCAGCTCTGTCCGCTGAGCTACGGGTGCATGGTACCCAGGGGAGGGGTCGAACCTCCGACCTCCGGCATATCAGGCCGACGCTCTGTCCGGCTGAGCTACCCGGGCCCGTAGTGCGCCTGCCGCTCGCGTGGCGCGGTTCGAGGCCCACCTGCCGTGTGGGCGACGCACCGCCGTCAGTGTACCGTGGCTGCCTCGGCTGGGATCGAACCAGCGACACGCCGGTTAACGGCCGGGTGCTCTACCGCTGAGCTACGAGGCAAGATCCCGGCCGTCGGGGCGGCGCAGCGGGCCCGTTTCGTCCTGGCGCGCCGGTTGCCCGGTCTTAGGATGGATTCCGCTGAACGCCGTTGTCCCCGACGGTTGGTCCGGTTCTTAGGTAGGGCGGATCGCCTCCATCAGACGGGCACTGATCCATTCCGTGTAGGCGGGGGGGATGGCTTGTCGTGCCTCGTCCACGGTCATCCAGTCGATCCCCATGGCGGGGCCGAACTCGCTCTCCGGGTAAGTGCCGCCATGGTCCCGTGGGTGCTCCCCGCGCTGGTGGCAGCATCGGGGGAGGAGCACGGCCCCGGTCAGCCACGGCATCTCAAAGTAGCGGTGGGACCGGACGGGGATGCCGAACATTGAACCGCAGAGCATCACGGGATGGATTAGTTCGCGGCGGGCGTCGGGCACGTTCTCGATCACCCACGGGCGCCCGGTGGCTGCGAGATGCTGCCGCACGGGGGCAATCAGCCGTGGATGCGCGTCCCGAGACCCCCGCCAGGCCGTCACGCCTGCGTACGCTTGGCAGGGTGGAGATGCGTGCATGGCAACGAAACGCTCGGAGTAGTCGTCCAACCACGGGAGTAGCTCCATGGCGTCGGCTCGATGGAACTCGAACGGGTAGTGGGGCTGAGGCTTGATGTCCACGCCCACCACCTCGAAGCCCGCGCGGTGGTAACCGACAGCGGCGCCACCCGCTCCACAAAACAGGTCCAGAAGGCGGGGCCGGGTCATGCCGCCTCCTCGACGGCCCTGAGCACTCGCTCGGCCTGCTCTCGTTTCGGCTCACTCAGATAGGGCCAGAGCGCCTGGAGTGTGGCGATCGCCTCCGAGTGGCCCATGTAGACGCGGTGGATCGCGCGACGGTTGGGCGCTCGCGCTGGCCGCAGTGTGATCGCGCCAGGGCGCCCGACCGCAGCTCGGAACCGAACTAGCGGGCGAGGGTCCACCTGTTCAATGTCGAGATGGACAACAACCGCCCGGCCGGGACGCCTGTCTCGGTGGACCGACACAGACCCCTCACCGTCGAAGAATCCGGCCGCCCAGGCAAGATCAACGTCAGAGCCCATCGCGGCCCCGCCAGCCCCGCAGAACAGGTCGAGCAGCCTAGGCTTGCTCACGCTTCCCCCACCGTGCCTTGGCCGCCTTCCGTGCGGCTTCGGATCGTTGCTCTGGGGTGAGATGGGAGGCACGAGATTGACCGCCACGGCGGCCCGCCATGGCTTTCAGCGGGACGATGGCCTCGGGATTGTGCCGGGTCATGTCGCCCACGTTGACGCGGGTGGGTGGCGGCACCAGACCGCCAAACTTGCCGGGTCGCCGCGAGCACGTCGGGCGATGGAGCAAGGACCCCCGCGTCTCGGAAGCCCCACACTCGTCACAGTGGGTTGGGTTGCTACGCATCTCTGCTACGCAGCATAGCAGGTTTGCTACGCATCCACGATCCGCAGATGCCGGGCGAGCACCCGCCGTAGCACGTCCTGCCGCTCAGGCTCCAAACCCGCCTCAGGATCAGCGAGGACCGCCAGCCACACGGCCACCATCACGGCCGAACGCTTCTCGTCGATCACGACCACCCGCTCTTCCAGATTCAGCCGGGCGATGTCTACCAGGAGCTTCCCCGCCGCCGCCAGCGCCCGTTCGTAGATCGCGACCTCTGACCGGAGCTGTTCGCCCCCCTTGTCATCGGTGAACCGGATCTCCGTCAGCCGGGCGACCGCCTCCCTGGCGTCGTCCTTCATCTGCATGAGTTCACCGGCCAGGGATTGCAGCGCCCCGATGGTGTCCACCACGGGCTCACTCTTGCCCCCGCCGAGCAATGCCCGGCTCTCAGCGAGCCTCAGAGCTGCCTTCGCTTTCACTTGGGGAGCAGAGCCGCCGTGCATCCGGCAAACCGTCGCCCCCGAGTTAGCCCACGATCGACAAGCCGTCCCGTCGCGCCTGGTAGCCGAGCACCTCATGAGGTCAGGACACCGTATGGGGTCAGGAGGCCAAGAAGTAGTCGCAGTCTCGCCGACGGCGGGGGTCAGTCCGAGCCCAACGCTTCCGCATAGCCCTCGCTTTGGCTCCGGCATCGCAGTCAGGGCAGTCGTGAATCCAGAAGCCTTCCATAACCCCCCCGCCTCCTTGGCAAGTGGGGCACCGCGACCCAGGAAGGATCACACACCCGTCCATGGCTATGGGGGTTACCTCCTTGGTCACGCCCTCCCCTCCTGTCCCACCGGGATCACGGACGGGTTGCCACCCCCTGCCTCGAAGTGAGAGGCGCAAGAGAGGGTGAGTACCCCCCAGAGGGTGTGTTGGATGACGGCGGGGTTCTTGCATCCACCGAGGATGAGGCCATTGCCTGCTCGGGTGCCAGAGCATCGGGCTCCGACGGGAGGGGTGCGATAGACGGGGCTAGGTGCGGGCATCGGCCATCCCGTGGAACTTCGGCGGGAGTGGCCGTCCCTCATCTCGACGCGGAGGCTTGACCGCCTCCCCCAGCACGACGCGGTTTCCCGTGAACGGCAGCCCGAACGTCGGCCCGTGAGGGGTGGTCCGGGAGCGCCAGGAGGATCGACGGGTACGGCTCACGCTTCCTCCGCACACTTGGCCGAGCAGAACTCGGACACCAGCGAGGCGGGCCGTCCGTACACCTTCCCACAACCCTTGCAGACGGTGGGCCGGGGAGCGTGGAGCTTGGCGTAGCAGATCGGAGAGCCACACAGCGGGGTGGGGGTCTTGGCGAGCACGGTCACCCGTAGTCCACAGCCTCCCGCACAGTCCCGCTCGATCCACAACCGCTGCTCAGTGAGGGTAGGCACGGGGCGCCGTGGCCTCCCGCTTCCGCTTGGCAGCGAGTACCTTGCGGACGGTGGCCTGTTGTGCCTGCTCATCGAGGTAGGCTCTGATCTGCTCGACCCTTGCCGCCTCTGCCTGAGCGATGCGCTCGACCCTGGTCATCGCTCCACCCACGGCATCCCGTCGCTACGGTATGGCCCTTGGATGCGCTCTCGGGAGGCTTCGTCGTCCAGTTTCGCTGCGGCTAGTTCCACCGAGCAGTCATGGCAGGGTTCGCCGGGTTGCCCGTGGAGCGCCAAACGCTTACCGTGGGCGCAACACCCCTTCGGGCCGGGAAACGTCGTCATGGTCCGTCTGCCCCTCCGAGCGCCCGGACCTCCGCCCTGACGGCGGCTCCGTAACTGCGCCCCACCTCGATGCGTAGCCCGATGGAGGCAATCCGCTGGCGGAGATAGCGCACCGCAGCCTCAGCCACGATCGCCTGTTCCTCCTGGGGTGCCGCGGCAATCCGGGCGAGATGGCGGCGGAGGTCCATGGCCCCGTTCGCGTTCACAAAGGCGTTGCTCTCGGCCAGGTCGGCAGCCAGCCGCTTGCGGGCTGCGTCCACGTCGGCCTCTTTGAGCGCCGAGACTACCCCGTCGAGCTCTGCCCCCAAGTGGGAGAGCTGGACGACTACCTCATTCGCGGTGAGCAGGGTGTCCCTAGCCATCACCTAGATTCTAGCACACCCGTTCGCACCGGGGAGCCTCCGGGTTGCGGTCCCGGAAACCCTGACGCCGCCCGGCCGGTGGATGAATCGCTCACCGTTCGTCCACCGCATACTCCACCCACAACTCGGGCGGGTAGCTGATCCACTTGCCCCGGTGGCGGAGGCGGAGCTTGCCGTCCACGATCTCGGCGTCCGTCGCCTCGATGTGTTGGGTGAACTCCCGCCCGTCTTTGTCCCGACAGTGGATCACGTAGACGACGGACTTGCCCACTCACTGAGCCTCGTCAGACTTCACCCACGCCTTGGCGAGAATCCACAGGATGCCCCACAGTCCGAGGGCACCAACGAGCAGGCCCGCAGCGGCGGCGCAGAGAACTACCCAGATCATCGGATCAACCCCAGGGTGAGCGCAGACAGGCACCCCGGCGCTGGCGTTGGGCTCGGCGTCGGGGTGGGGGCTGGCGTCGGTGCGGGTCCGGGTGTCGGCGGAGGCGTCACGCTCCCGTGCAGCGCCTCGAGCTCCGCGATCAGCGCGGGCCAGTTGACGCTCGGGTCGTCGGCGTCGAAGATCACCCAAGCATCCGTGGGGTTCGCAGCCTGCCATGAGGCCGTCGCCCACTGGAGCGCACCCCAGGTCACGTACTGGTACTCGCCCTGGGCGTTCCAGCCGATGAGCAGGATGTCGTGCCCGTCGTTGGGGTCAGGAGGGGGTGGGTTGTCCCACGGCTTGCCCGCCTCGAAGTTGGCCTCAGCGTCGTCGCCCAGTAGGCAGCCCACCAGGACACCGCCAAACTCCAGGGCGACCGTCTGCACTTCGGGCAGCGGCACCTCAGCGTACCCCGCGATGATGCCGTTCTTCCACAGGAATGCCAGCCAGGTGGCGTTGTCCACGCCCTCATCGGGGTTCGGCCCCGGCTCGCCCTGCGCGATCCCATAGGCGAAATAGGTCGCCAGCGTGCCCGCGTACTTCGGCTCACCCAACGTGTCCTCGACCGATACGTTGCCGACCTTCGCCATGTTGTAGTGGTCGGTTGCGGCGGCTCCGCAATCCCCGTACTGGTCGTTTCCTTCCATGCCCCAGGCGGTGATATTGTGGGTGCCGTCCCAGGTCGCCGGGGGTGCTTCCGTGGCCCACGCACGACGGAAGCGCGACAGCGCCAAGCGCGGCTCATGGCTCTCGCGCAGTCCGCGCTTGCCTGCGATACGACGGGGAACCATGGCGTCAGGCTTGGGCACGGTCACTCGTAGTCCCTCCGGTTGCGGTAATCGCAAAATGCGTTGTAGGCGATCAGCCGGGCCAGGTAGACCGTGCGCGCCCAACTGTCCAGCGGATGCACCCCGGCGTCAGCGTCGGCCGTCATCGCAGCCTCCGCGTCCATGAGCCAGAGGTACCAGCGTGCTTGCTCAACGTCACGCATGACGGTGACATCTGCTTGCACCACGGCTCCTCGGAAGTCCCAGCCGAACACGCGATCATCCGTCGCCAGCTACGCAGGCCCGTGCGTTGCACGTCACCACCTCGGCGTCCCGGCCGGGGGTGCATTCCATCTCAATCTTCGCCTCCGCGTGGGCACCGCTGAGCGTCGAGGAATACGCGCCCAGCCGGTGCGTCCCGTCGGGCTCGGTCACCCGGACGTGGAAGTGCGGGCCACCTCGCGGTGGGCGGTGGCGAGGATCGTAGTTGGACACCCTAGTCCTGCTCCATCCCGCGCCCAATCTCTACCAGAGCGACCAAGGCTACTGCCGCAGTAAGGATCAGCGCCGTGGTGGTCAATGCTCCGTGCTCCACTCCAGGCCGTCCTCACCGTAGTCGTCGCCGTCGAACGCCGGGAGGATGATCGACGGGTACGTCTCGTCGTCATCCAAGTCCGGGGGGTCGGCGGGGCGCGGGGTCGCCGGCTCTTGGGCTGCCCGGTCAGCCGGGGAGAGGATCACTTGCGAGCCACCACCCGCGCACGGCGAGCCAACTCGGCGGCGGATGCGTTCTGGAACCAACCGGCGAACAGCGAGACGAACAACGCGCCCCCACCTAGCGCCAGCGTCACCCACGGCGTCAGCGACGGGTACGGGGAGACGTACTGTAAGATCGCGCCACCAGCCGCCACCAGCGTCACGGCGATCCCGTTGACCCACGAGAGCACATCGTAGACACCGGCGGGAACAGGGATGCTCACGGACGCCAGATAGGTGTGCCCGACGAACGCCACCAGGGCGATGAAGCCGAGGACGGAGCCCGCGATCACGTCGGCCTGGGAGTTACCAAAGCCCCGCACGAAAACGAGGACGGCGGCCTGTGCTCCCACGAGGACCGACAGGAACACGTAGAGATTGATTGTCTTGGCTAGAGCTGCGCGCATGATTCCCTCACTTCCCTTGGTTTCTCGGTACAAAACTCCAACGGGAGCGCGGTGTGCTTGGCCCGCACGCCCGGAACTGGCCCTTGGTGCGGGCATCCGCCATAGAGCCCCTTGGCCGTGTTGCAGTTATGGCAGAGCAGTTGAAAGCGGCCGTCCTTGGGATAGCCGTTCCTTGCCAGCCACAGATAGATCGCGCGACCGTAGCCCTTGAGTTCGCGGCGGTGCGCCTCGCCGTCATTGAACACGTGATCGATCGCCAGGAACTCCGGGGTCGTCTCTCCACAGCAAGCGCAGGCACCGCCGTACTCAGCCAGAACGCGCTCGCGACGCCTGCGCGCCCTTAGAATATTGCCCTCCCGGTGCTTACGGGAGTACGCCTGGCTTTGTAGGTTGTATTTGCGGGGGTTCTCGACGTAGCGCCGTTTGCGATCGGCCTTGACGCACTCTTTACACACGGAGTGATGGCCGTTGCCATGCGTGGCATCCGGGTAGAACTCGGCGTCGTCTTTGTCCGTCTGGCACTTGCGGCAGAAGTACACGGCTACCAGCCCTCGACCTTCCGGTCTTGGCAGAATATCTGCATTGGGAAGGTAACGCCGTGTTCCGGGGTGGCTATCCAGAACGCCTGGTTGGCGGGCTCAAAGTCGAAGTTGTGTCCGTAGGCGAACTCGTCATAGCCCTTGAGCGCCCCCCCCGCGATGATGCCGCGGGACGGCAACCAGATGTGCTGGTGCCAGTGACCCAGCACCATGATATCGAACGGCTGGTCCGACGACATCGCACGCCGGGTCTTGCGGCTCGACCCCAAGAGGAGCGGCGACAGCGCGCCGGCGATCCCCGTCCCGCCGTGGAACTGGTCGCCATGAGTGAGCACGTACCGCACACCGTAGCTCTGCACGTGGCAGTCCATGCCGTCGGGAATCTGGAACGTGACCGCCTTGGACCCGGAGAAGTGTTTGGCGAGGTGACAGTACATGAGCCACTCGAAGGTGTCCCACGCCCTGTTCTTGTAGATCGGCTTGCGGCTCTGCCGCCCGTGGTTGCCGTAGGTGCAGGCGACGTGAACCTTGCCGTACTCGGTGGCCAGCCGGTCGATCGCGGCGGCCAGCAAGTCCTCCCAGAAGTCAACCGACCGGAGGATGGGGGCCTCGTTCGTCTCCCGAAGCTCCTGGTGGATGATCCCCGAGAAGATGTCCCCGCCGAACATCAGTAGGAACCCGTCGTAGGTCAGGCCGGAGAGGAACTCCCGAGACAGCATGATCGTCGTCTCGATGCAACGCTTCAGCCGGGAGACGGCGATCTCGCGGTTGTAGGCGTTCAGCCAGTCGATCTCCTCTGGCCGTGTAACCTCATCGAAGTGGGTGTCGGTCAGGAGCAGCGTCGGGGTCGCGTGAAAGACGCCCCGCTTGGCCTTGGTCGCCATCCACTTAGGCGGCGTGATCTCTCTGGCAAGCGTGCGACCCGTGGCCTCGAGTCTGCGGGCTAGGTCGTCCCGCTCGGCGCTGACCGAACGCAGTCGCCGCTCGGCGGCCTTCGCCTCAGCGAGCTGACGCTGGAGCGAGATGGTGGCGCGCTCTAGTTCCTCAAGCCTCGAGAACTCCGCGAGGTCAGCCACGGGCGGCGTGCCCCTTGTGGAAGTGTTCGGCGATGCACGTCTCACCCACGGCCGGAGCGCCATCTGGATCGGCCGCCGTCCAGCGGGCCATCGTTCGGAAAGAGACGCCCTTTAGGCGCGCCGCATGGATGTCGGCGAGCCGGGGGTGAACACAGACCTTACAGGGAGGCTTGGCCGCAGCGGCGGCGAACTCCTCGAGGGTGCTCAAACCGCATCGCCTCCGTCGCACTCGCAGCCGAAGGTCATCGGAGCTTCCTCACGCGGACGATCGCACCCAACGGGATGGCAAAGCCGCCGTCATAGATGCACGGTCGCCTGCGAAACTCACCCCGCGTCTGGGTGAGCACCAACCGCCCCCGCCTGATCTCGTGGAGAAACCCTACGGTGAGGTACGTCCCCACGTCGGCCGCCGCCTTGCTGATATCCTTGGCCGTCGCCCATGCGGGCGAGGCTAGCGAGGCCGAATCGTCCCACTCCACCTGAACTCGTGTGCCCCGCTGGATGGCCTTGAGGTCAGCGGTCACGCGGATGCCCTCCCGGTGGGGTGGTGGGGCGGAGGTTTGCAGGCAGGCAGGAGGTCCCTATTCTCCCGTCCACGCCTCCGCCCCTGGGGACCAAGAGAAAGCGGGCCGGGGTGTTGCCCACACGCTCACCCGGCCCTTGACGCCGCGCATTTCCCCCGCCGCGATCTTGGCGCCCGTCAACGACGCAGGGGTGTGGCAAAGAGAGACGGCGGGAGCGGAAGCGCACATCCCCCGAGGGCACAGGGGGTCGCGGGGCCGGAGCGCCGCGTGCGTCATTCATCGCTCACCGCCGCCCGCCTCACCAGACGTCCCCTGGGCCGTAGTCGCAGTCGCAGATACCGCACGGCCCTTCCTCGCCGTTGCCGTGGATGCATTCGTACTCTGCGGGCGGCGCGGCGCCATCTTCAGTGAGGCGGTCCCTAAGTTCATGAGCAATGTCCCGACACGGGGAACACAGCCAGCACTCGCCGGGGTGATACCAAAACGAGGCGGGGCGTCGCTGGCAACGCCAGCACAGCGGCATCGGTTCCTCGTCCCCGTCGGACGGAGCCTCCACAACGAGGCCCCTGGGTACTGAAGTGCCATGGTGATCCCGATCACGAAACCGTTCACCGGGCCAGACGGCGGCCATCTTTCTCCCGCCCCGCGCTTGGGATCGCCTCAAACTCCGCCCCGGCCGCGATCTCGCGCTCCTGGCGGCGTCGCATTTGGCGATCCGTGAGAACTAGGTAGGGAGGCTTAGGCCGTGTATAGGTAATTTGCGGCACCCAAGGAGCTCCCTCACTAACTACCCCTTTGCGGTGTCCTACTAATCTGTGTAGGTTGTCCAGCCCTCGGCGAACGTGAGAGTTGGCATTCCAGCGAGAGGTCCGCATCTCATCGGCAATGGCCGGGCCCTCCCAACCGAGCAGGTACAGGGATACCGCCTGGCGCTGTTTCTCGGTAACCCCGGCGGCCTCGTAGATGTCCTCAGCGTCCCGCCAGCCATGCTCGGCCATGATGCGCTCATTGTCGCTAGACATGAGGATCGGCGGGGGGGCATCCTGATACGCCTGTACGTCGGCGGGCCAGCTGTCCCGGCCCCAAATGAGCGCATCGCAGACAGCCGCGGCCAGCGCCACATCCTCCGGCATCCCCCGATAGGCACGGTCGGGGGAAACGGGCACCCCGCCGCCATCATAGGGGCTGAGACGCGTGTCCTCGGGCCAGGGGGGCGAGGTCATCCCGGTCGCCCACCTCGATCGTAGGGGGAGAGCGTGGCGTCGAGGGACCAGGAGGTCACGCCCCGTCCCCTAGATACTCGCCGCACCAAGCTGCATAAGCGGCCAAATAGTTGATTGCGTCGAGCACGGTGTCATCCTTCCACGGGCCGATCATCCGCGAGAGCTTCACGTCCACCATCGCGGCCACGATCAGCAGCCGCTTCTCGGCCGGGGTTAGGGCGATGAGTTCCACGTCCGTGCCGTGGTGGCCCTGTTGCTCCGAGATGCCCCGCAGCGTCGCGTCCAGAAACGCCGTCCGTAGGTTCGCCTCGGACCATGTGTCCTGGTACTCCCCTCCCCGCTGGTTACTGATCAAGAGACAGCGGTTGAGGGTGGAATCGACTGCGCGGTTAAAAGCGTGGGTACTGACGGTCGGTTTCGGCGCGATCCCAGCGCAAAGCTCGCTGTCGATCTCGCTCCATCCGGCGAGGGGAGAATGGGACTTGCACGAAGGATACTCATACCGGCGCGGTTCCATGGCCTCACCGTCGGGAGGCTCTACCCAGGAGGTGCCGTTCCAGTGGGTGCGCTCGGCGGTCGGGTGGGACGTACATGTCGGGTATTTCCACTGACGCGGGGCAGGCTCGGCTGCACAGTGGTACGGCGGGTCGCCAAGGATCTCGCGATGGCGCCGCCCCGTCGCGGGGTTGATGCAGTCGCACAATTGGGCGGAAGTGTGCTTAGGCATCTAGCGCCTCCAAGAACTCCGCCCAGGTGGGATACCGCTCCCATTCGCCTAAGCTGTGGAAGATGTTCTCGGCGGGGCCGACGATGACAAGGGGCGACGTAACCGCGCCACACTCACCGTTCCAGAGCTTGCGGTCCCGGTGGAAGCCCCACGCATAGCCGCTCTCGAAGTGGCGTCCGCCCCTGCCCGACTGCGGCGGGGGTGCCGTGAAGGCCACGAACACGTCGCAAGCTTCGATGTCCTCGATGTCATCCTCTGCGAAGGGTCGCGCCTGTTCGACGGGGACGGGGCCACCCGACTGCACCAGACGAGCAGCCTCCACCCCGTGCACCTGATGCTCACCGAGGAGCCATCGGGCGGGGACGGTGTGTCCTCGTGCCTCTAGGTCAGAGCGGTAGCCGCAGAGTTCCTCTCGGCGGTTGTACTGGGCGGCGAGATAGAAGATCATCGCTGACGCGGGTCGCCCCGCTTGATGGTGACCCGAAGGTCCCATGCGTCAGGGATCGACGTGACGTCGGTTCCACCCTGGGCACGGATGATCGAGCAGAACTCCTCAAGGTCGGCCACGCAACAGGACCGTCGCTCAATGTAGCCCCCGGCCCAGGGGTAGATCTTGGTGGTGGCCACGGGTCCGTGATGGCCACACCGCACGGTTACCTCCGTGCCCGCCTCAATGACGGTTGCCTCGGCCACCTCCAGTTCCGTGGGCGGCTTTGCCTTACGTCGCACGTATCTCCCTCCGTTGGCGCGCGGTCTCTGCGGCTTGCTTGACCTTCCCGTCCTCCCGATGCCGTGAGCGGACCATCCGTCGGATGTCGGTCCGGCTCGGTCCCGGCGAGGGGACAGGGCGGGGCTTCTCGGGCAGGGCGTCAGCCTTGACCCTTGCGGAGTTCCATGCGTCTGCCTTGACCTGTGCCGCCTCGATGTGAGACGCAAGAGCCGCCCCGCTCAGGGAGGGTCGTTTGCTGCGCTTGGGGGCGGCTCCTGATCTCACAGACGGCATCCTATCACGCCGAACACCCGTGCGCTACCCCTTTCGGGAAGATGGCCACACATTGGCCGCCGGCCGTGCTATGCTCCCCCCGTCGTATTCGGACCAGCGGGAGGCAGGCCGTGCCCAGTCAACCCCGGATGAGGACGATCCGCCGATGTAGGGCGCGGCTCGCCGCCCTCGCGGTGAGCAGGTTCATCAACGAGCACGGGGTTCCGCCGACCTCCCTCCAAGTGGGGGTGGCGTTGGGGATGAGCGAGAGGACCGCCCGCCGGCGTCTTGCCGACGCGAGGACGCTGGGGCTCATCGTGGAGGGGCCATGGCCCGCGAACATGCCCCTGCCGGGGTCGCCAGCATGAGCGCCTGTGACGGCGGCTGCGGTCGCACCGTGGAGGGGCGGTTCCACTACTGCCCGGTGTGCGTCGCCCTCCGGGAGATCGAGCAGAACCACCAGTACCGGAGGCGTCGGGCTCGCCAGCAGCACGGAACCCGCTGCCGCTGCGGCGCTGATCTGTTCGGGGAAGCCAAGTTCTGCCCGTCCTGCCGCACCATCCGCCGACAAGAGGCGTGGCGAGAGCACCACCCTGCCTCAGCCCCCAAGCCCACGCCCCCACCCCGCGCCGCCTTCCTGTGCGAGCACGGCCGGAGCTGCCCCTACCGCTGCCGGAAGTGCGGGCTGCACGTCTCCGACGCACTCCCGGACATCTACTGGCTGGGGGAGAGCCTGAGCACCCGCCACCTGTGTGCGGTCTGCGAGAAGGAGCAGACGGACGGTCACGCCCTGGTCTGCGCCCCCCGGACCGCCGGGGAACAGATCACGGCGGAGAGCAGCGTCATCTACGTCCCGGAGCGCACCTGGCACCCGCCGTCTCAGGCGAGGCAGATCTACTCCTGGGGGCACAATGGCCAGCGGGGGGCGACGGCATGAGCGGCCCCCTTGCCGCTGGCCTCGCCCTGATCGCGCTCGGGCTCTACCTGCTCTGCCCCTCGCTGTGGGTGATCGTTGCCCTGGTATTCGGGGTGGCTGTGTTCGTAGGGTTCGATTGGAGCACAGAAGGCCATCCGCATGGCTGAGCAGTACGTCAAGGTGGAAACGCGCATCCTCGGTCACCCAAAGTTCCTTGGGCTCTCCATGGCCGCTCGAGGTGTCTGGTTGACAGGGTTGCTCTATGCCAAGGGTCAATTGACCGGGGGCCGCGTTCAAGCGTTCGCCATGGACTTTGCCACGGGTTGCGGTCCCGCTGAGGACGAGTGGATTCAGGAACTACTCGAACACGGGCTCTGGGCGGTGGCTGGCGATGGCGACGGGTGGGTGATCCACGGATACTCAGACCACCAGACAGACCCGGACTTCGCCGCGATGGGACGGCATTCCGCCGCCTCCCGCCGTGCACGCTATGGGACAGCCCAACCCCCAGCACCCGAACGCATCCCGAACGATCCTTCGGTACCCGTTCCGAACGTAGTTCGACCGAACGTCCCGAAGGAAACAGAGACAGGAGACAGGAGACAGGAGACAGATATACACGTCTCCCTCTCTCCCGATGACGTGACGCGCATCTGGAACGAGAACCGGGGACCGTTGCCTGGGCTCCGCAAGACACCCGAGACGGGGGAACTCGCTCGTCTCTTGGAGCGGGCGCTGGTATGGTTCACCGGAGATGCCGAGGCGATGGCCCGTTCCGTCCGCCGTGTGGCGGGGGATGAGCACTATCAGGCCGAACGGTACGGGTTCCAAGCATGGGCGAGGCACCTTGACCGCTGGGACGACCCCGGGGAGCAGCACATAAATGGCGGCAACTTTATGCCACTTGCCGATCCCCTCCCCGCCGAGATCGACCCCGAGGGGCAGGCGAGAATCCATGAGCTGTTGGCGGGGGCGGGGATGTGAGCGTGGTCATCCACCACGGGGACTGCCTCGTGGTGCTGCCGACGCTCGACGCCGACTCCGTCGGCGCCGTGGTCACCGACCCTCCCTACGGCCTCGGGTTCATGGGCAAGGAGTGGGACGGCGGAGGCGTGGCCTTCGACCCCGCGACTTGGGAGGCTGTGGCCCGCGTCCTGAAGCCTGGCGGGCATCTGGTCGCCTTCGGGGGGACGCGCACCTTCCACCGGCTTGCCTGCGCGATCGAGGATGCAGGGTTCGAGATTCGCGATTGCCTCTCGTGGCTGTATGGGTCTGGCTTCCCGAAGTCGCTGGACGTGAGCAAGGCGATCGACAAGGCGGCGGGGGCGGAGCGGGAAGCAACGCGGGAAGCAACGCGGGAAGCAACGCGGTCCACCACGGCGATCTCATGGGACCAACGAGGGTCGGGGGAGCGCGCACGCTTCGATCTTCCCGCGACCGAGGAGGCCCGCCAGTGGGAGGGCTGGGGCACGGCGCTCAAACCGGCCTGGGAAAGTGTGATCTTGGCCCGGAAGCCGAGATCAGAGAGTGATAGAATAGGCTCATGCCTGTTGCGGTTGTATGCGAGCATTGCGGCGCTGAGTTCAGCGTCAAACCCAAGCGTCTCCGGGGCCGCCGGGTCCGCTGGTGCTCCCTCGGCTGTCGCCGGGCCGCCCAATACGTCGGCCGGTTCGTCCGCTCTGACGGATACGTCGCCGTCCGAGTCGGTGACGACTACGAGCTTGAGCATCGTGTCCTCATGGCTCAATACCTGGGCCGAGCACTGCTCCCTGATGAGCACGTCCACCACCGCAACCACGTCAAGTCCGACAACCGACTGGACAACCTTGTGGTCCTGTCTATCGCGGATCACGCCCGAGGCCATCATCGAGGCCGCGACGAGGGGACGTGGGGCGATGCCGCTTGTCGATGGTGCGGAGGCCCTATTCGGCGCCGTCTCATCGAACTCCGCCGTCACCCGGTCGCTTTCTGCTCTCGGGAGTGCTATCGACGAGGCGCCCATCTCACCGCTGGCCGAGGACGAGGCGCCTCTTAGTCCGCTCTGGGAGCCGATCATCCTGGCCCGCAAGCCGCTCTCGGAGCGGTCGGTGGCGGCAAATGTCCTCCGTCACGGGACGGGAGGGGTGAACGTCGATGCGTGCCGGATTGAGGGGGACGTGCCGAAGCCCGGCAATATCAAGCCGACGAATCTTAGCGGAGCGAACGGCATCTACGGGATCGACAAGCGGGCCACTCGCCAGGCCGAATGGGAGCCCGCGAATGGCGGTCGCTGGCCCGCCAACGTCGTCCTCGACGAAGAGGCGGCCCGGTTGCTCGATGAGCAGGGCGGGGAGCGTCCGAGCGGCTCGAGAGTAGCGGGCGTCCGAACCGGGCTCGGTTACCACGGCGCGAACGGTGACGGCGGACCGGCCATTGAGGGATCGGCGGGAGGTGCCGCCCGCTTCTTCTACACCGCCAAGGCCGACTCCGCCGAACGCTCCGAGGGGTTGGGGAAGCGCAACGCCCACCCCACCGTTAAGCCACTCTCGCTGATGGCGTGGCTGGTCAAGCTGGTGACCCCTCCCGGCGGGACGGTGCTCGACCCCTTCCTGGGGAGCGGGACCACGGCCATCGCCTGCCTCGGCAACGGCTTCTCCTGTATCGGGATCGAGCGGGAGGCGGAGTACGTCGAGATCGCCGCGGACCGCATCGGACTCGGGTGCGAGGTGGTCGCGTGACCCTCGCCCCCCCCGCCGAACTCGACGCCGAGGCCGCGGTGCTCTCGTGCCTGATGATCGCGCCCGACGCGTACTCCCAGGTGGCGGACCTCCTGGAGCCCGACGACTTCTCCGTGGACCGCAACCGACGCATCTACGGGGCCTGTGTGAAGCTCACCGAGGCAGGCTCCCCCGTCGAACTCCTGACCATCATGGCGCGGCTCCGAGAGGTGGGGAAGCTGGAGCAGGCGGGCGGGGTGGAGTACCTGTCGGAACTCTCGCTGAAGATGCCCACCGCGGCCTCGGTCCGTCACTACGCCGAGATCGTGCTGGACCGCTCCCTTCGGCGCAGGCTCCAGGCGACCGGCGAGAGGCTGGCCCGCGAGGCAGTCTCAGAACTCACGCGGGATGAGGTGATCGTCAACGCCGAAGGCGCCCTGCTCGCGGTGCAGGGGCGGACCCCGACGGAGACGGCATCGGCAGACCAGGCGGTGACGGAGTTGATCGCGGAGATCGACGACCGGGGCAAGCGCCAGGGGTCGCACTTCGGGGTGCTCTCAGGCTTTCGCCATCTGGACGCGCTGACCCTGGGGCTGCACCGGGGGGAGATGACCATCCTCGCCGCCCGCCCCTCGGTGGGAAAGACGGCGATGCTCTGCCAGTGGGCGCGGTACGCGGCCGGGGACGGCAAGCGCGTCCTGCTGTGCTCCCTTGAGATGACCCGCGCCCGGGTGATGGAACGCCTGCTCGCCGCCGACGCCGGGGTGGACCTGATGGCGATCCGCGCGGGGCTGCCGGGGGCGGGGCCGAACATCTGGGGGAAGATCGCCAACGCCGGAGCGGTGCTGAGCGAACTGCCGCTCTCCATCGACGACGCGGCGGGGCGAACCATCTCGTCCATCAAGGGCGCAGCGGTGCGGTACGGGAACAAACAGAAAGGCATCGACCTCCTGGCGATCGACTACCTGGGGCTGATGCGGACCCCGGGCCGCCAGCAGTCGTCCTACGAGCGCGTGACGGAACTCTCCGGCGACCTCAAGGCGCTGGCGCGGGAGTTGCATGTCCCCGTGCTGGTGGCGGCGCAATTGAACCGCGCCTCGGCGCGAGAGAACCGCGCCCCCCGCCTTGATGACCTGCGCGATTCTGGCTCCGTCGAGCAGGACGCCGACGCCGTGCTGTTCCTCCACCGCGCCCCCCGTGAGGACGGGTCGGGGATGAGCGACGCCACGGACCTGTTCGTCTCGAAGAACCGCAGCGGGCCACCGGGGAGGGTGCGCCTAACATTCCGACCGCAATACACCAGCTTCTATGAGAGAGCAGAGGAGATGCAGGGATGAACACACCTGTAGGTCACTGGACAGCCTACGACTGGATCTCGTTCGGGATCGGCCTGTTCTTTCTCGCGGTCCTGATTGCGGCCGTGGGGTGGTATCTCGGGGCGATGCTGGTGGAGGCGGGGTGGTGAGCGTCCCCCGCCGTCGCGGCTCTGCGTTCGAGGCTGAGGTGTGCGCGTTCCTGCGAGAGCGGGGCTTCCCCCTGGCGGAGCGTCGGGTGATGGGAGGCTCGCAGGACCGCGGGGACGTGGCGGGAGTGCCCGGGTGGACGCTGGAACTCAAGGCGACCCAGCGAATCGCACTCGCGGAAGCCCTGACCGAGGCCAAGGTGGAAGCGGCCCACGCGGGGACGCTGGACTACGCCGCGATCATCAAGCGCCGGAACCACCCGGTGGCATCCGCCTACGTGGTGATGCCGCTGGACGGGTTCGTCCACCTGCTCAACCGGAGCCAGGGCTCGGCGGCATCCTCGGCCGGGGTCACCATCAACATGGGGCCGCCGCCTGACCCCGGTGTCCGGTTCGTTCCGGTCCCGATGGAGCCGGGAATAA